AATAATACAACGATATAGGAGATTACAAATGGCATTCAACGTAGCAGAATTTAGAGCGAATATGATTGGTGACGGTGCCCGTCCCAATCTATTTCAAGTAACATTAACTTTCCCAGCTATTGCCGCCAACGGACAAGCAGCCGGCCAAAAAGCAACATTTATGGCCAAAGCTGCTCAGTTACCTGGTTCAACAATTGGTCAAGTTCCAGTTTATTACTTTGGTCGTGAACTAAAGTTTGCTGGTAACAGAACCTTTGCTGACTGGTCATTGCAGATTATTAATGATGAAGATTTCACGATTCGTAATTCTATCGAATCTTGGATGAACTCAATTAATAGTCACGCAAACAATGTGCGTAATGCAGCTGCTAGCAACCCATCATCTTATACAGTAGATGCATCGGTTACTCAGTACGGCAAAACTGGTGATGCTTTGAAAACATACAAATTTGTTGGAATGTATCCACTTGATTTGGCACCAATTGATTTAGATTGGTCGTCAAATGATACCATTGAAGAATATGGCGTAACATTTGCCTATCAATGGTGGGAAACTGATACAACAAGTTAATTATATTATACTACGAGGAGAACTTCGGTTCTCCTCACTATGCTTTTTTGAATTGGAATAAAATAATATGGCAAATAAATTCTCACTTTTCGGTTTTACAATTGCTCGGAACAAGGATGAAGATACCAAGTCCGTGGAGCAATCCTTTACGCCTCCATCAAATGATGATGGTGCTCTTACTATTACTTCTGCCGCTTATTATGGAACATATGTTGACCTAGACGGCACCGCAAAAAATGATGTAGAGCTTATTTCTCGTTATCGTGAAATGGCCATGCAACCAGAAATTGAATCGGCAATCGATGATATTATTGGTGAAGCAATCTGCCAAGATGATGATGGTAAGATTATCAAGTTGGTCCTGGACAACCTTAAACAGCCAGACAAGATTAAAAACGCTATTAAGACAGAATTTAATACCGTTTTAAAATTATTGAATTATAACAGTATGGCACAAGATGTCTTCCGTAGATACTATGTTGATGGTAAAATGTATTACCATATTATTATTGACCAGACTAAGCCTAATGAAGGCATCAAAGAATTACGTTATATTGATCCACGAAAACTTCGTAAGGTTCGTGAAGTAAAGAAGAACAAAGACGACCGTACCGGTGTCGAAATGATGAATGTGGTTAATGAATACTACATTTATAATGACAAGGTCACCACGGGTTCGTCACAAAACTTTGGACCTATCGGTGTTCGTATCACAACAGACTCCATCATCCAGGTGGTTTCTGGTCTTATGGACAGTCGCCGTGCATCAGTATTGTCTTATCTACATAAAGCAATTAAACCACTCAATCAGTTAAGGATGATTGAAGATGCTACTGTCATATATCGAATTAGTCGTGCTCCTGAGCGTAGGATTTTTTATATTGACGTGGGTAATCTCCCGAAATTAAAGGCAGAACAATACCTTCGTGATATCATGGTCAAGTATAAGAACAAACTGGTATACGATGCATCTACTGGTGAAGTTCGTGATGACCGTAAACATCTTTCTATGTTGGAAGATTTTTGGTTACCTCGCCGTGAAGGTGGAAAAGGTACAGAAATTACAACACTACCAGGTGGTCAAAACCTAGGTGAGCTGGAAGATGTTAAGTATTTTGAAAAGAAACTCTACAAGGCACTTAATGTTCCTGTATCACGTTTGAATCCTGAAATGTCTGGATTCTCTCTTGGTCGTTCCAATGAGATTACCCGTGATGAACTGAAGTTCTCTAAGTTTGTTGACCGTCTAAGAAACAAGTTCTCGGACCTGTTTGACCAAGCGCTTAGAGTTCAATGTGTTCTCAAAGGTATTTGTACCAATGAAGAATGGGATGACTTTAAAGAAAATATTCACTATGACTTCATTAAAGACAACAACTTTAGTGAGTTAAAAGAAGCAGAATTAATGCGTGACCGTTTGTCTTTATTGTCAAACATTGACCCATATACTGGTCGTTATTTCTCACAAACCTGGATTCAGCGGAATGTTCTTCGTTTAACAGACGATGAAATTAAAGATATGCAGGTTGAGATTGATGACGAAAAAGAAGCTGGACTTGGTTTACCAGTTGGAGTTATGAATGATGTGGCTCAACAACAAATGATGTCACAGGTGCCATCACAACCAGGAAATCAGATAGATATGGATCATGCTTTAGAGTTACAAGATAAAGCACAACAGGCTTCTGGTCAACAAAAAGAAGAAACAACGATTACCAAGTTGAAACGTATATTATAAATATTTAATTGGAGATTATAAAATGACAGACAGAAACATTATCGATTACGCTCAAGATGACAATGCCGTTGAGTTTAAGAACGCATTATACAATTCTATTCATGATAAAGTGACGGCACATATTGAAGCTAAAAAACAAGAAGTGGCACAAGGTTTAATTAGTCCACAAGAACCACAACAGGCTACGGCCGAGGATGCACCAGTTGAAAACACTTAAACAATTGATGACGGAAGCTACTGCTCATAAAGACAAACAGATGGATCCTCCTGCTGTTTTGATTATGAAGCGTAAGTCCATCAGATTGTTTCCAAATGACCAGCGGGTTGCGTTGTATTATGTGGATAAGATTAATAAATATGTAACAGTACCTTATACATCGATGCAATGGAGTTCGACAGGTCCAACTTCATCGCCAACAGAAGAACTATAATAGGATAAAAAATGGCAATCTCAAATACAATACAAATTTTAGTTGACACCAATAAACGAACAGTTATTAAGCGTGTTGGTATTATTGATTCCGATGAAAACGAAACCGTTATTATTGATCCTAAAACTTTGGCATACGCATTGAATGCAAATAATTTACCATATCAATCAGGTAATACTGTTGCTTCAGGATTTGCCAATTCAGCGTTTACTGTTGCTAGAGTTTTAACGTCTGTTGATGCTGAAGTAGGTCATCTACAACTTAAATGGCAAGGTACAACGTCATCAGCAACATTGTTTGCTTTTGGTGTTGGTACAACCGATACTAATCCAGCGTATCAATTTCCCGTAATAGGAAACAATTCTGTTGGACCTACAGGTAATCTAACAATTAAATCGGTTGGTACAACAACCAATGCTGCATACACAGTAATTATTGAGTTACATAAGAATGGCCAATATTATGGTGCTGGCCAGTTCCAAGACCCAGCAGCATTTAATTACCCACCATATGGCGTAACTCCATAATGAGTAGTTTTGTTTCTAAACTTCTATCGAATAATCTTGTAGAAGCAAGAAACGAAATAGAAGATAGATTAAAAAATCTGGTTGCTGAAAAACTCAACCAGATGAAATTGCGGTTAACAGCCGAAATGTATGATGTGGTAATTGAAGGTAATGTATTAAGAATGGGCAGAACCAAGATGGTCAAGGTTCGTGTCCGTAAGGGTAAGATACAACGCCGTAAGAAAGTATCTGCAATTAAAGGTTATACGATTCGTGGTGGTAAATTAACACGAATGACACCGATGGAGCGTAGACATCGTAAGATGGGCGCCAAGCGGTCAAAGTTTAAAAGAAGGGCTAAATTAAGACAATCCCTTAGAAAAAGAAGAATGTCTTTACGAAAAAGAAGCGCAATGGGACTATAATAAAAAAAATGAAACTCATTAAAGAAATTAACGAAACGGTTAATTACCTAACAGAAGATGCTGATGGCAAGAAGTCTTTGTTCATCGAGGGACCTTTCTTGGTTGCTGAAACTAAGAACCGTAATGGCCGTTTGTATGAATTTAACACAATGAAAAAAGAAGTTGCTCGTTATACTGAATCGTATATTAACAAGCAGCGTGCTTTTGGAGAACTAGGTCATCCAGAAACTCCAACCATTAACCTAGACCGTGTATCACATATGATTGTCGGTCTAAGAGAAGATGGTAACACTTGGATTGGTAAAGCAAAGATTTTAGACACACCTATGGGCAAAATTGCCAAGAGTCTTATTGAAGGCGGTGCTCAATTAGGTGTATCTTCAAGAGGTATGGGCTCATTGAAAAACGTTAACGGTGTTAATGTTGTTCAGCCCGATTTCTATCTAGCCACAGCGGCAGATATTGTAGCAGACCCTTCCGCAC